GATCCCCAAACCCGTTCCCAACATATGACATAAATTCGCTTTTTTATTACAACGACGACTTTGAAGGTGGGGAACTTTACTACCCACAGCACGACATCATCGTAAAACCTAAACCGGGTTTAGCAGTACTTCACCCCGGGGACTTCTATTACATGCACGGAGTTAAACCAGTGACCAGTGGAGAAAGATATACGACTCCTGCTTTCTATACCGTCATGGATGAGTGACATGTTCCAAACTATGCCGACTCCGTCTAACCCGCCGAAAAGCGTATACCCGAGTATTTCTATTTATCAAGATTTTCTGGATGGCGATTCATGGTCAACATTGGATTGGTATGTAAGAAATACGGATCCACTTACTTGGGGATTCACTGAATCAATGGATAAAAGACCTCCTACAGCGACAAGATTTCATACAGTAAAGCACAGCAAAGATGAATCAATTGAATATTTGCGTTCAGAAGTATTTGGTGATGAAAATTTTGAAAAAATTAAAACTGGTCAGATGGCTGAACCCTACCCCGAGGGTTTAGAAAACTATCAAGACTGGAATCTGGTCTTGCATCAACCTATTGAACAAAAGATATTGGACATAATCACAAAACTTGATTCTCAAATAAATGAACAAATTTTTTCTTTATTTGGGCAAAAAGCAAAAAATACTTTTCCACCAGTATTCACAAAAATTGAAAATAGTCGCTCAATGAGGATGCACACAGATGGCTATGATTTTGATGAGAGTTCACCAACTGCGCATCGTCCATGTCATTTCGCTTCAATCTATTATCTGAACGATGATTATGAAGGTGGTGAGCATTGCACACCGTATATAGGTCTGACCTTTAAACCGAAACCAAACTCTCTGATTCTGAATTGCACGCCATGGGATGAAGACATGGCTCATCGCGTAAATAGCGTCACAAAAGGTGTGCGATATGTTCGCCAACATTTTTGGCTTTTGGATGAAAGTTGATACAATGGGAAATACACATTTTCATTTGTTTAAAGATTTTCTTAGCGTTAATGACCACAAAGTATTGCTTGATTATGTGAAAAGCGGAATAGATTTTCAACCGTCAAACGATCGTCTGTCTAAAGTAAGGTTTAAACAAACCACTCACAGTATTGATTCTTCTATCTCTTATCTCAGACCGTATATCCCGTTGGACGGTGAAAGCGGAGAATTTGATTACCCGCCTACTGTTGGCGATTGGTCATATTTTCGCCACTACCCAATTGAAGATTCTGTTAAAAAGATTCTATTAAAAATAGACATTAAATCACAAAGAGCAATTATGTCTATATTTGATTATCACCCAAGGGGTATCTACGACAACTTTTTGTTGAAGTATTCTGACGGCAGAAGTCTCCGTATGCATACCGACACCTATGAAGGAGACATTGGAAGCGAATACAAAGCATCGTCTTTTTCTGCGGTCTATTACATTAATGACGATTTTGAAGGCGGGGAGTTTGTTTCGCCTTTGCTTGGAATTAGAGTTAAGCCTCGTGCTAATACGATGGTTTTGCTCAACAATATCGCTGATGAAAATTCTTGTCACGAAATCACTAAAGTAACTTCTGGTGAAAGATATTCATGGCAACAAGTATGGGAGTGAAATAAAAAGATGAACAATCCAATTAACCTAAGTGATCCCCGTTTAGGTATTTTGTTGTACCAAAATGCTCTTCCTAAATCTTTACGGCTAGTTGAGCGTCTAGAGGAAACAATTGGCAACAGCAAAACACCACCCTATATGTGGATGGAGGCTTTGGTCGGTTATAACCAAAAAATGCCTGAATACAGAGATTGTGTTGACTGCAAAATGGGGGAACTACACATCAAGCATTGTCCACCACAGTTCTCCGAGTTGGTCAACATTTATAACGACACCAAGAACCCATTGAAAGAATGTATTGCAGATTACGAAAAACGCTACAACCTTCAACTGAACTATATGGAAGCGATCAATTTTATTCGTTATGGCGTGAATCAACACTTTCAGGTTCACACCGATCATGGATTCTCTTACACAGCCACTACTTCTTCCTGTATGTATCTAAATGACGATTATGAGGGTGGCGAATTGTGGTTCCCATATTTGGATTTATCATTTAAACCTGAATACGGTGACATTGTTCTGTTTCCATCTACCTACATTTATGCTCATGCCGCCAAACCAGTTCTGTCAGGCGTGAAGTATTCTGCCGTAACCATGTTTGACTACAACGACAACAACCACGACTTAACCCGTCAAGCAAGTTACAGCCAAGAAAAAAACTACTGATGTCCAAAATACAGTTACTTAAAACTCAGACTATTACCCCAAAAATAGTTCAGTCTCGTATTAAGCGAGAGTGGATGGATAATACTTACAATAAACATGCGTATCAGTGTTTGCCTATGACTTACGCGAATGTTTATGGTTGGGAACTACAACTAGAACAAGATGTAGTGGTTCAATGGGACGGAGGGAATACTCCACCAAAAATCCTTTCTGGTGAAAAAATCCAAACCAATCTTGGAGCCCATAAAATAATCGCCCATTCAAGCATCATTGGGATGATTTCTTTTTCTACCCAATACGCATTTCGTACAGAAGAAAATTACGATATTTGGATTGGCGGATCACCGAACTACATGGTTGATGGCGCCAAACCGCTATCAGCAATAATTCCAAGTTCGTGGTGGCCGGATGAGTTTCAGATGAATTGGGTGATCACAAAAATAGGGGAACCAATCACATTTGAGGCTGGTATGCCATTTATGTTTTTTACGTTATTTGACAACAGGGTTCTTGCTGAAACCACTTTTGAAGTCTCAAGCCTGTGGGATGACAAGGAACTTGTTGAACAACGATCCAAATATGGTGACATGAAAGCCAAAAACAATCAAGAACAACCATGGACATGGACAAAAGGAATTAGGACGGGGTTGGACGCCGATGGCAACAGAATTGGACCGACATTTCAAGGGTTACCGAAACTGAACGAACCGACGAACTAATATGTCTCCTATGGATATAGGAGACATCAACTATGGAAAAGCGAAGTCTAAGGCGAAAGTCTTTTTAGAAGAGTCAATATTTATTTTATCTAAAATGATGGATGTTGACCCATCCGCAATTAGTGCTAATACGGTAAACCCTTATATGGCTGAAGACCCCCTTCATGTGAGTTGGGAATGTCTGAGGAATGAGATTTCGGCACTAAATAAGTTGCTGTAATGTTATGGATCCAAACAAAAAACTAGATGAGCCCACAAAGTTCGGGGAGGCTGATACAGATCTCCCCAAATTTGATGATGGCGTTATTTATTTTGAAAGCGAAACAGGCAGATGGTTGTCTGACGGTGAGTGGGTGACTAACTGTCACACGATTGATTACACAGTGGAAGGAGATGGCGATGAGTAAAAAAAATGAAACATATAGCGCATCTTCCGACCACGATTACGCGTCAATGACCATTGCATGTGTGCTTTTTTCTTTGGGCTATGAGCCTTCGGAGTTCACAACGGTTTCGTTTGACGAAGTAGTTGAGCGAATTCGTACAATTTATGCCTACAAACCATCGCACCTAATAAATATGCATACCGAAAATTATGCTGTCTACGAATATCTAAAAAGTCAGAACATACTTTTGACACGCGTTGTTCGTCGCGCATATTTTGATCTACAAATTTCCTCATACGAGATGTCCAATGTCTGAAAGCCCACGCTACGAGTTGGATCAATTATTCGGTTTAAGCAATTTCACCGATATGCGTCTAGAAGATTTTGCTGATCGTTGCATAGACGAAGACTGCGCGCAATCTGTGATTGTTGGCGACTATATGTTTAATACTGTTGGGGTTGATCGGCGCAATATCGCTACTGGTGGGGCAAGCGACTTTGATTATGTGATCCATCAGCCTCACGCGAAACTGCATAAAGGCTACTCAAGTCCACAATGGCTTTCTTTAACATTAGTTTTTGCGATGTTTGATGTGAAGCGAATGAATACCGTGTTATCTATTTCAGGATATTTAGATAGATTTAAGTACGACGCATTAGTTAATAGGTACGGTGCGAAACTTTCAATATTGAACTCTAAGCGTCTTTTGTATTATGAGCGTTTCACTAAAGGGACTTCAGATATTTTGCCTGATGTCCCATATAAGACGGTGACACGGCAGGAGTTAGAAATTGACGAAGATACAAAATATGATCTGATTTTGGGGTGGTCTTCGGATATGGAAAATCCTTTTTTAAGTGCATCAACCTATGTTGATAGGCTCAACTCTGGTGGTGTAATGCTGATCCAAAACAGTTCAGATTCTTCTTTTCTTTACCACAACAAAACTATTGTCAGCCCTGCGTGGGAATGGCATCATGAATTGAAACACAACCATTTTTGCAGGGTTTACCATATCCCACTATTTTATGGGCTTACGATAGTAGTTAAGGATTAACATGTTTATTCAAGATAATTTTTTTGACGACCCTACTCTTAGAGCAATTTTTGACGATGAATCATTTTTCCCGAAGTCCATGGGAGAAGGCGAAAAGGTCGCGTCAGCGCCGAATATGTACAACGATCCAAATGGGTCAGTTTTTTCTCCTTACATGTTTTGGGACGGTTGGTGGAAAAGCCCGATGGACACTCTCAAAAAGCAGGTTATACGCAAAATCTTTGAAGGAAAAATAAACATTGATGAAGTGGTTGGCTTTGAATATTGGACTAGAACATATCAGCCAAGTCAGTACATTCAGCCCCATGTTGATGCTGATACGGCTCGTTACGTTCACGATAAATCGCTTGGTACTCCACTCATGGGTGCCGTTTGGTGGGGTGTGGACAACAGTGAAGAAGCAGGATTTTTTGAACTTTACCCAACTTTGTTGGAACGAGGATCAATCGGTTCATTGGAAAAAAGTTTTATAACCCCAATACTAGAAAATAGTCCGATTGAAACTCGCGAAAGAATCAAGTATAAAGGTAATCGGATAATCATTTTTGATGCTGGTCATCAACTTCACGGCACTACGCCAGCCTCTTCTGGTGTCAAACAGTCACTTATTGTCAATGTTTGGGGTAAAGAATGCCCTCCGCATGGTTTGATGACAGGTGGTTTTCATCACGAAACAGTTTCACCAGTTTTTGGAAAATCTTATCGCTTGACAGTTTCAACGCCGTTGGGTGATGAAACGATAACTGTTTCATTCAAAACCAGTACAACAGCAAAAATTGAACAGAGATCAAAATATTCGGTAGACATAAAGTATTCGCTGAACGACAACAAGTTTCAGGCAGAATATGAAGTCACTACACCAATGATTGCTAATGTCTCTTTAAACCTAACCGAGGACGGCGGGTTCGTAAGTGGGCATATGAAGATAAATGAATATTCTTTTTTGAGTGTAAATGGGGTGATTTCCGTATGAGAAGCGACCATCCAACAACGGGCGGTGTTCATATATTTGACAATTTTATTGATACTGAAACTGCTTTGCTTGTTGAAAAACTTTTGATCAAACAACCAAAAACTGTACTGACAGAATTAACAGATGATGGAGTTAATTTTTATTCTGCAAAAGAAGATGAATTTGGTCAAGAATATACACAGCCATCCTTGAACGTTAATGGGGATCAAGAGTTTCATAATCTGATTGTCTCATGTATTGAAAAAATTAAACCGCAGATTGAATTGGTTTGGGGTCGTACAGTTGGGTACGAGCGCGATTTCACTGTTTGCGGATATCAAAAGGGTGAGAAACTCAGAGCCCATTATGACGGTTTGAAATTAGATTTGGATACCCCTAATGGTTACGAAAGTAGGGATGTAAGTTCGGTTTTGTATCTTAATAGTGGTTTTACTGGTGGGGTATTAAGTTTCCCCAATTTGGGAATAAGTCTTACTCCAAAACGCGGGATGCTTGCCCTGTTTCCATCTTCAGAAATTTATACTCACGAAGTTTCTGCCGTTGAGTCAGGTGTCAGATTTTTCGTTTCACAATTTTGGTGCCTGCAATGAGTTCTACAACCACTGACTGCATTCATATTATTGACGGCTTTATTGACCCTACTTTGCTTGAAGAGGTAAACAAAATAATTTCGCATGCGGATTATGGCACGAATATTTCAAAAGCGCAAGGAGAAGATGGGTATAGGACTCTTGTTTTTGAAGAAAACAAGTTTGATCTAATAACCAAATACTTCCCGCCAAGCATAATTCTTAAACCACACGAGGACTATCCAATTAAACAAGTTTTTGATCCGATAATGCTAAAAATGCAAGAAACCATTCAGCATTTATGGGGTAGGGATTTGTTTTTGGAAACAGATTATTCCATTATCGGATACAAAGTCGGCGAATCGCTGAAAGCACATCACGATGGAATATATAATCTTAAAACTAATAGCGGTAATCCGCGAAGAGATGTTTCGTCTGTTTTATATTTGAACGATGACTATGAAGGTGGGGAGTTGAATTTTGTGAATCAAAAACTTAAGATCAAACCTAAAGCGGGAACGGTTGTTCTTTTTCCGTCAACAGAAAAATTTACACATTTTGCGACCAAGGTAATTTCTGATGTAAAATTTATTGTTCCTAGTTTGTGGTGCTTCAAATGAATTCGGTTTTTGATATTAAAATTGCTTCGGCTGACGGTCTTACGGATGATTTGCTTTCACCGCTCCGTGGAAAAGTTTGCATGATCGTCAATATCGCAACTAAAGCAAAATACGAACCAAAAACAAGCGCAATATGGTCATACACAAGAACTGCGCGACAGTTATGGGAGTTGCAGACCGTCCACAACATGTATGACAATTTTTCGGTTGTTGGTGTTCCATGTAATCAGTTCGGTGGACAGGAACCAGCGGACAGTCAAGAAATTGCTTCTTTTGTTAAGCGTGCATATCCGTGGGTGACTTTTCCAATAACTCAAAAAGTTGAAGTTAATGGCGAGAACGAACATGCGTTGTTCGCATTTTTGAAAGGCACTGCGAAACGTATTTCCAGTGATACAAGGGCAGATAATTCAGCAGAAGCCTCTCATGGACATAATCTTGCTAATCAGGCTCTTCACCGAGTTCCTCACAATTACGAAAAGTTCATTGTTGGCGCTAGCGGTCAAGTCCTTCGTAGGTTCAGTTGGGGTGAGTTCCCTCTAGCCTCGGAACGACTTACAGATCAAAGCGCATCAACTATTCTTGAAGCATTGAAAGAGGTTTTTGGTGAGTGACAACACATTTCTTGAAGGGAAACATCTTGGAGGTGGTACGGTGCTGTTTGAAAACGCAATTACCGTCCCACAGGATGATTTAATTTCGTATCTTGAAAAAGAAAAAGAACGGTGGCGAGAAGAAAATTTCACCATCATTTACGATGATGCTGGATCCCCAATACACACCGTCAACAAGGGTGGGTTCATTTACAGCCTTGATGCTTACAAGCGGGCACCAGTAAGAATTCAAGAATTAACTCACCCGTTTTTAAAGGAATGCGATGACCGCGTTTATCAAGCGCTTTTAGCCTATATAGAAATGTTCCCCGCAATTCTTCAATGCTTGTGGTGGAAATCTGGTGGGCATGTTCTTTGCTACGACGAGGGGGCGAGTCTCGGATTTCACTCCGACAATGATGTTAATTATCGGTATGGGGCGATGCCTCAACTTGACCATGCAACCCGAAATGTTATTTCTGTTCTCGTGTACTTCAATTCATGCACCGATGACGGCAGTGAATCAGATTACGGATTCAAGGGCGGGCACATGTCAATCCCGTATTTTGATATTGACATTACCCCTAAAACTGGCTCCATAGTTTTGATGCCAGCAAATTATCTTGGGGCACACGAAATTCATGAAATAACTAAAGGATCAAGGTATTCGTATCTTCTTTGGTTTGCTCAAGGAACGCCAGCGCCAGAGCATGGGGTTAACCCTGTTATGTCTGACGGTGAATACCATTCGGGCGGTCAATGGTGGCTTGATACTTTAATTGAAGATTACGACGACTATATTTGCAAGAAGTATCCTAATGGGGCGCCAGAAAAATTAACCTTATTTAAAAGCAGAGCGAAAGACCACATGTAAATGGAATTCAACGGAATACAGCCAGAGGAATTGGGCGGTGGAGTAATACTGTTCAAAAATGCCTTCACTGTTGATTGGGACTCAACCCGTGATTTATTTGAAGAATTTGTTTCCGCTGAACGCGAATCAATGTACACGGAAGGCATAAACCCCGAAACGGGAGAACCTTGCTACATAAACCGAAGCGGTTACATATTCGGCAAAGACGGGGTTGACATGATGCCACGAAGGGCAGCCAACACTCACCAAGACACGCGACCTGAGGTTATTGAACTATTGAATTTTTTGGAGTCTGCCCGCGACAAGTGTTTGCTCGGGTACATGACAATTCATCCGCTCGCGTACAAGAATATTTGGTGGAAGGTAAAGGGGCATATCGTCTCCTACTCAACACAAAGAGGTGGTCTGTTCTTGGGTACACACTCAGATTCAAGCGTTGACTATCTATACGGTATTGATCACCCCAAAGAGCAGTTACCAACCAAAAATACGCTTTCTGTCATTATGTATGTCAATGATCGCGTTGACATGGACGAAGTCGGTGAGGATACATTCAGCGGAGGAGAACATGTTTTTGACTACTTGGGAATAACCTACTCTCCTCGCAAAGGAGACATTCTGATGTTCCCATCTAATTTTATTGCTTCACACGAAGTTAAACCAGTTACTGGTGGAACTCGTTACAGTTATCTTGGCTGGTATTCTCATGGTTCACCGAACCCTGACCTCAAAGAAACAATCGTTGATCCAACAACTGACCCCGAAGAGGCGCAAAGATCAACCAACGTTTACATGCCTGAACTCCGTAAGGATTTCCGTGAATACCTGACAGCAAATGTTTCCGATTCAGAGCATCTTGGTTTTGTTTTAACCTCAAGGATGAACTAATGAAAGCAACACATCTAGGAAGTGGAATTATTCTTTTCAAAAATGCCTTTGATGTAGATAGTGATTTTTTTTCTTCATTTATGGAGAGAATGTATCAAAAATCCCCGCCAACAATCTATGGTCTTGCCAATGATGACCAAACAATTAAAAACAATGGCGGATACGAGTTCAACAGTGAATCATTAAAATCTTTGCCAATTCGGCATACCGATACCCTGTATCAGGGAATTTCGGATGAAGATAAAGCCTTCGTGCAATTATTGGAGGACTCAATCTATAAATGCCTTGTTGAATATTGTAGATCTTTCCCTGTCGTGATGGAAACAGTGACTTGGAGAACTCGGGGATATTTTATTGAATACCACGAGGGGATGAGCATTGGATCTCATTCAGACTGTGCTATTGCGTATGAGCCAAATAGTTTTGCCGAGATAAACACATTCCCGATACACAACACACTGACATCTAGCCTCGTCCTCAATGATGACTACGAAGGAGGCGAAATCGGGTTTGCGCCTTGGGGGATATCTATCAAACCTCCAAAAGGAAGCATTCTTATCTACCCATCTTCGTTTATTGGGTGCCATTCTGTCACACCATTAGAGAGTGGTGTCAGGTTTGCTTACCTGTCTTGGTTTGCTCATGGTTTGACTTCCCATCTTGATGTCAACTCGCAGTCAACTTCAATGGATTCACAGTATTCTTGGATGAGAAAACTCCGCGAAGATGTTGGATATTCCTATCAGAAACAAGTTTTTGTTGGAGATATTACGGAATAGTTTTCGCACATACTTGTTTGTGAATCACGCGCGATCCATACTTAAATCCTCCTCTTGTTGCTTGAAGCATACAACTTCCATCAACTATCAATAAATCTTTTTCATTCCATTTCCATTCTTCTAGAATGTTTAAATTGCAAATGTGAATTATGTCCAATATCTCAACAATTATCTCCGACAAAACCGTTTTTTGTTCGTCGTGCAGTTCCACTCCATTGACAAAAAATCTATATCTTGGGTTTTTATGAAAGAGGGCACCAAATTCGGTTGAAAAAATTAATATTTTTTGATTAGTGTTTCTATGCAGTTCCACCATTTTTCTAGAAATTTTTGTTTCTTGGTCAACCCACTCAATTTGATCAACAAACTCTTGCCATTTTGGTTTTAGCAAATTGTAAACTTTCCGCATGTCCACGAGCAGTGTAGAACCAGAACGCTTGTCGCACTGAAAAAGCACATTATTGAGCAATACTCCAGCAATTGGGGATTGTTTTGTGATATCCATACTCCACTCAACGATCATTTCGTTGCGAGATTTTTTATTTTGTAATTCAACTTCTAGTGTTTCGTAGAATGGATTGTCTATCAAATTGGGAAAATGCGTATTCGGAAACCAATTTACAAAATCTCCAAGGCGTCTTGCCAATTCTTGTTGTTGTGCTTCATTAATATTGAGTTTTTTGAAACCTATAGCCCCTGAAACATTGAGAAGATGCCCATAGTAAGGGGCGTTAACTAGCAGATCAACGAACTCAACTTTCTTGAATGTTGGGCATGAGAACATCTGGATCTATTTTCCCTCTATCCTTATTATCTTCAAACACTCTATGGTGGGAATAGGGTTGTGATTGCCCTTCTTTGCCTTCAAGTGTTCGGTTCTGATAAACAGGGTTGGCGCGATCAACTTTATCAGGGTTCAAATATTCTGAGTACAAACAATACTTGTGGTAGTCGTCGTAAAGATTGTCTATCCAATGCGGTCTGCACCAACCATCTGCTTCTGAGGCTTCAGCGACACTGATTAGAACACTTTCATCAGAGTTTCCTTGTGACCAAAACTCAAGATACCCGTATCTGTGTCCTTTTGTAACCGTCTTAACACCGTGGGTTGCCATGTAGTTAGTTGGAAAAATGAAGATGTCTCCTTGTTTCGGAGTTATTTCTACATCTAAATATGGGAAAAACAAGTTGCCTCCGACATAGTTGGTTCCGTCGTACTCTTCTTCGGAGTTCACACAGTCATTCGGATACAACATGATGGCAACAACTTGACGCATCTGCATTTGTCCTTTGGGGACATATCGCTTACCTTGTGTTGAGCGAAAATTTGAGTCGTTGTCGTTATGGATTCCTAGGTAATCACCTTCGTCGTAGCGCATGAGGTGCCCTCGGCTTCTCCACCACAAAGTACCCAAGACCATTGGATATTCGTCAATGTATTTTATGAGGCATTTATAAATTTGATCTTCCCAATACCTGAAGGCTTCTATCATTTCGGGATCTGTATCTTTTTCTACTGGATTTAAAAGGCGTACAGGTACTTCTTCTATTTGTTCAAGCGAAAATTTGTTGCCGTCTTCGTTCGTTGCATAGGTGACGCCGTCTCGGTCTTTATGGTATGTCCATCTTTGTTCGTGGGCTTTTTGTGCGTTCGCATCACACCATACGCTAATTTTTTCTCTGTTGATATTTACTACGCCGGGGAATCTGATGACACCTCCACCCAAAACTTCCATGGGCATATCCATGACTTCCTTGATTGTTGGCTTGTCAAACTCGGGTGTTGTTCCTTTAAAAAGATTATCTTCGCTCATTTAAAACTTCCTGTAGTTGATGGTGGGTGTTGTAGGCGTGCATATGAAGCAAAAGTCTTTGAGGGCTTGTCAAAGGGCTAAAAAGTACGCATCTGTCTCCGCTTGTTATTGTTTTTACGCCGTGAATATATTCGTGTCCGCCGGGGAATAAAATGAGTTGTCGTGCTTTTGGTTTTATTGAAAGGTTGAGCATTGGGAAAAAGAGTTCCCCGCCCTCAAAGTCTTCATTAAGATAAAGATTCGCAGCCACTTCTATCAAAACAGGAGTGTTGAATTCGCTCGGGGAGTATCTCGGCATAAAATCCACAACGCCTTTATCAAGTGCTTCGTTGTCCGCGTGAGGACTGTGATCTGAACCAACCAAAAACTTTTTGTAGTAAGGGGTGAGACGATGAACCAAAGTTCTGCCGTAAGTATCTGATGCGATTCTCATGATTTTTTCACCGTAAACCGCGCTCAACGGATGAGTTGATGTTAGTGACCATTCACTTTGGCGTCTTTTGACTTCTTCAGCATAAGCGCCCGTCAGGACGACAGGTCCGTGATTGTATTGCTCCAGTGGGGCAACCCACGACATGCTTCCGTCCCATTCAAATTCTTCGTCGTGGAAACGAATTAATTCTGAGGCGTCGTCTTCTGTTATGAAATCATCAAAAGCATATATATGTTCATGCCCTAAGTAAGCCATAGGAGAACATTATCTCACTTACCACTTACCTAAAGGACACACCGCCTCTTTGAGTTTTGTTTTGATAGCCATAAAACAACCACATTCCTTGCATTGTTTTGTAATTTTAAAAAACCTAGGACATGATTCACATATCTCATATCGCTTATTGGATACGGTTTCGTCAAAATTGTAGTTATCGGGGTTGAGCGCAGTTAACGGGGTTGTTGTCCCCATTTTCTTTTTGTATTCCTGCCATGCACTCATTATTCTGTAGGAAGCGACCAGTTCGTACCGTCCCACTTGTAATTGCCGTATGGGGGGATCGTTCCGTTGAGAAAAGTGAGGAACTGTTCTTCTGAAATTTCAACAATTGTTGGGGCAGACTTAAATACGGCGTTCGCGCCTTCAAGGTTGTTGTCTATTGAGTGGAGCCAACCTAAATCCCCATCTACGACAAAAGCGTAATGGGTGTGATTAACTGGTGCCGTGAAGGTTGGTGCTGTTGGTGTTTCGTCTGACATATTTTTTCCTTTTGTCTCTAGTGATGGTCACAATAGCATATAGAGGTGTTGGCTATACACATACCGAGGAGGTGTTCCCCGATGAGGTTGAACTAGTGGCTCCTGCAACGCCACAAGCGTTAGTGCATGCTGTACAGGAAACGGTTGTTGTAACAATGTAGTAGCGACACCCTCCCCAACAGCCCGGCATGTTACAGCCAATGAGGGCTCCTTGTGAAGTTGATGATGACGGGGTACATGAACCGCATGAAGCAGCGAAACAAGGCGGGAAGTAAGGCGGGAAAAACGGAGGGAAAAATGGTGGGAAGAAAGGTGGGAAGAAAGGTGGGAAAAACGGTGGGAAAAACGGTGGGAAAAACGGTGGGAAAAACGGCGGGAAATACGGTGGGAAATATGGTGGGGTAGCAGAGTTTGAAGGTGAAGATGACGCCCTAACCCCGTAAGTACTGTCAGTAGTGACCGTAAAAGTGTAGGCAGTATCAGCAGTAAGACCACTCACGCTGATCGGTGATGACGAACCTGAGGCTGTAATGTTATCTGGACTTGAAGTGACAGTATAAGTGGCTATTTCTTTACCATCATAGGTTGCCGCAACAAAGGTCACATTTACAACAGCACCGCTCGCTGTCGCCGAAACACTAGTTGGGGCAGTAACGAATTTTCCACCACCAGCAATATTGCCGAATTGATGTATCACGATTCGCTCAAGTCACCTATCAAATACCACTCGTCGGTTCCTCTTTTAATAAGCGCCGCGGTTGCGTAACGATCACGCAAGAAATTGCCGGGTGTAGCACGAACCGATGTGGTACCCGGTGTGCTTGCTACTACTTGTGTTTTCCCTGCACCGTATTGAACAATGTTAATTACGGTACCGATCGGGAACGCTGTAGATGCGTTTGTTGGAACATTCACCACATTGGCTCCTGCAAGGTTCATTTCAATCAACGAGTTTTTGTCGCCTAACGCTATCACATAGGGTGTTGTTGTTTTGGTTGAGATGGAAACATCAGCCACCTTCGTTAAAGAGATACCTGCGGTTGTTGAAATGTCACTATTTGTTATAGAAGTTGCAAGGTTCAGTTTGGAATATGCGATGGCGGCTGAAGAGTTAACGTCGGCGTTGACAATCGTGTCAGAACTTATTGCGGTAACACCGCTAGAAGAGATTGTGACATCACCAGAAAGTGCTGTTGCTGTCGGCACACCAGAAGCGTTATGCAGAACAACCGTGCCGACAGTCCCTGTCGCAAGTTTGCTTAAAGCAATCGCCGCCGAAGCGTTAACATCGGCATTAACGATCGTTCCGTCAGCAATCTTCGCGCTTGTCACAGCGCTGTCGGCAATTTTTCCTGTAGTTACAGCAAGGTCATTGATTTTTGCTGTGGTTACCTCAAGGTTGTCTAACTGTGCGCCGATTTCCGCCCACTGATTGTCGTTGCCATAAAGGTAAAGTTTGTTGTCGGAGAATAGGTAGCAAACTCTTCCCGAAGCCAACTCCGGTTTGCCAACACCGCCAGCAGGGGAAAAAGCCAAATCGCGCTCAGTAGTGTCGTCAAAATACGCGACAACCTGATCCATCAAATATGTGTTTACCTGAGATGCCAAAAGTTGGCTACCAGCGGTAAACAAGCGGACGCCTGCACCAGCCATTAAAACCTCTTGCTCTTTCTTGAGAGTTAATTAGATTATACATCACGAAAGACGGACGAAATAAAGGCAGTATTTAAAAACACAGACATAAAATGTTGTAAAATTATCGTCGGGGTTCTTCATTGCTTCAACGGTCGTATTCAAAATTTAGGCGCGTATCAGCGCTCATCGTCCCTCTAGTCCTGCTCGCCCTTTTTGCCCCTCTTGCCCCCGTTAAGGCGTTGTCGCCTGTTTTTGAGTCAACTACGGCAGCAAAGGTAACTTTGGGTTCGTTGGCAAGCCGAACCCAATGTGCGGTTCTAGGCAAGCAGGGCATTGGTCCATACACAATGACTGGCACTGATGCCACCTCCAATAGTTCCTACTCCTATGTAACCGACAAGGACTACACGCGAGAACAGCAGTTGTATGAAGGTCAAGAAGCGACTACACAGAACCTGTCCTATTCCACATCTACAGGACAAGCATATGGTGGACGCAGTGGAGTAATTCGTCTCTTCTCTTCTGGCATTATTTCCTATGCCAATACTTGTAATAATCATGGAACATACGGTTCGGCGTTTGGGCCAGAGATATGGACCGAGCCGTTTCCTGCCACGGCAAATCAATCAATTTCTTTTGACTGGGCCGCCGCTGGTGGTGGTGACGACTACGAAGCATACGGATACTTGGTTAAGGTTTCTGCAAGTGGGAACTCATACGACTATGGCTCTAGTGCTACTTCAACTTTGGTTTCATATGGACGTGGGCAAAACCAAGGTTGGGTTACGTCTAGCGGCATCGTCCCATCTACTGGTTATTACAGATTTAGGTTCGTTAATGGTTCCTATGACGCAACGGGCGGTCAAGTCCTTGGTGCG